GTCTCTTGGTGCTGGATCTCTTCGCCCTAAAGCGAAGAGCCATGTACTCCCATCGGTGGAGGTCATTATTCCAACGCTTGCGCGCTGTTGAATGAAAGCCACTTCCGGTCTTGAGACCAAAAGAGTCGGACTCTGAGCTGACCCACGGTATCAGTTTCCTGATAGCCGGAGGGATTGGTGACAAGAGGTAGTTCGAAGCGTTCCTAAACCCCTTCAGAAAGAGGTTGTTGGAACAATCTACTACACCTTGCAGAGTACCGATGTTGGACTCGTCAAAAACCTCAAGCACCTGTCCGGGGGACACGTTTACCCCCTTATAGGCGTCCGTTCCGCAGCTCTCGCGAAAGTTTCCTTTCACGAAGGTCTTGGAACTATTTATCTTGAGGTAGAGAAGCGTAAAAAGCTTCTCTAAGACGGGCATCCACAATACGGGGACGATAAGATCGTCCCCGTACACCCGGACCTGCCGAGCAATCGATTCCCAATCTTTCTCCTGTGCTCCCGAGGCAACTAAGCCAGCGGATACGCAAAGGATATAGAATGATAGCGATTGAACGGGAAAGGTGAGTGCCGAGCCCATAGACGCGAATTTCCGGAGCTTGTGTAGCTTCGGGGACTTCTTGTCTATGTCGTTGACAATGTAGCGAGTCCTGCAGGCAATGAAGGCAGCTAATACAGAGCTATTCGCTCTGAAAAGCCGCTCAACAAGCCAGCACGACAACCTATCTGACGCCGAAGAGAGATCGACGGTAGCCAGAGACTTGTCAACAGATGCAGCGAGGGCTAGAGAACCGGAGAGATCCTGTCGACCAAAGTCGATAGACTCTCCGATAATGCTAGATCGGATGGCGTCATTTAGGAAACTCCTAACTGACTGCTGGCACCATTGGTTACAGGTGGGTTCCGAGGCAATAAGCCTAGGACCCTTCTGAGTCTTTGGGACAGCATAGAGGTAAGAGGCGCCCTCGCGTAGAGGGAGACCACTAGCCTCATAGTCACCAGTATTCACTGCCTCTGAAAGGTTTGCGAAGGCAAACTCAGATGCAGGGAACACGTGCTGCAGGCGGGGACCCCATTCGGGGAAAGAGTACTTAAACCCTCTTCCCGATTTGAGGTCGGAAACGGCACCAGGTCCATGTCTGAATCTAGACTGAAGGGGATTGAATTCCCCCAACAGACTAGAAATTCTGTCACCCAAGCGTTGGGTAACAGATAGCAGCCAGGCGTCTTCTCCGTCAAGAGATTCTTGCCGGAAAAGTCCTCCCATATATGCAAGCCGATCAAGAACAGACCGACTACGCATAGAAGAGAGATTGTCACCAGATCCATCCCATTCCTGGGAAGGAGGCGGCAGAGCTTGGTCGACATCATAGTACTCCTCAACTACTTTCATGGTAGCAGATGGAGAACACTCTAGACGATACTTCTTGAAAGCGTACATAAGAGTACGCATCGAGCGAATATCATCCGGAGCGATGTCCTGCTTCAGACAGCCAGAATCATCGAAGAAGAGTCTCCACATTCCCTGGAAAAGTCTAGGGATTGTGGTCCTTCTATTGACAGACCTCGAAAGAGGTTCGCCAGAGAAGACGAGGACTCCCGACTCGAGGGATTGATCAAAGATCTTTCCCAAAGCCGGCATGAAGAGGGTGAAAACCTTCTCCTTGTGGTTCGATGAAAGGGATTCGAGACGCAATAAATCGCGCTTAAACCCCTTCTGGAGGTGAGGATGATACTCAGAAATATCCGCGAGGATACTCTGAGTGAGTCCTATGAGACTTCCTACTAGGCCTTTGTTCATAGTTAACTCCCAAGTTAGCTAATGAATCCTAGGGCCTTCGAGGACAGCAACAGCAGAACTCACACTGAGTGTGAGAGTTCACCGCAACTACATCTCTTCTATAGGCAGAGCTTAGCTCTGCCAGGTGAGGAGATCTCCCTGGACGGTCGCGCTATCGAGATAATCGATGGCGCCAGCGACGAGGTAGCCGGCGGCAGTCAGATCGTCGGTCTCAAACACGCGAATGGTGTTTGAGTCGACTCTGACGAGCTCAGGAGTAGTAGAGGTAGCGTAGACCTTGTGCGTAATTTCGACGTTGTGACGATCGAAACGGCGCCCATCGGCCTGAGGTGCCTCCTTCGAATGCCGGATTTTCATCCGGTACTCCTCAAGTGAGGAGCGAAGGTAGTACTCGCTTCCGTAGTTGTCCTGATTGATACGATTGAGTGTCTTTGCCACCGAGTTGATGGTAATGACAGCAGTCGATCCGAAGGCCATAAGGTAGTCTCCTATGTCAATTACGTCGTCGTAGACGACTCTGCTCAGCCCCTCTTAGAGAGGGATTGAGCAAGAGATGACATAGTCACCAATTGCCCAATCGAAAGAAAGGGCACAACAGCAGTAATGCCAGCGGTAGCAAGGCGTCGAACTTTTTGGTCGATGCGATGCGTACCGGCAGTTGTAGTGAACCAGGGAAAGGACGAAGTCACAACTTGTTGTGCGACAGTCCTATGATGGTGCATTACACAGGCCATCTCAGCTATAACGTTAGCGCCGTTGCGATTAGCCGAAAGGTAATCGCCGACGTTAAAGAAATAGTCAGATAGCCAGGACCACGGTATCAGTTCCCAGATGGTGCTTGCAATTGCAGCAGCTGAGGAATCCCAACCATGCACTAGAAACCTTGCTTCCTGAGTATAAGACTCGAGTCGACGTTTCTGTTCGAAAGTCAACTTGATGTTCTCATCTTCAGGCAAGGCTCCGAAGGCTCCCCTTTGTTCAGGGAGCGACGGAATCCAGTGTACGCTACCCCACTTGCGGGTAAAACCGGTGTAGGTAACAAAACCTCCAACGGGATGACCCCAAGCGGAATTAAAGGTAGTCGGTGGTTCACTGTTCTTGACGGTCTCAGAAAAGACCGTCATACCTCGCGATAACCCCTTAGAAGAGTGCAGATTATACAGCTCAGCTCGCCGATTGGCGACATGGGCCGTGAAGTTTGCCATCTTTTGGAGGTCTTGAATGAGAGGGTTCCAGCCGAAGTTCTGCTCTATCGCTGATGAGCGAGGGAGCCCTTCGATGGTTTTCCTACCTTTCAAGTGAAGCATAGCGGGAATATCCCGCAGCTCACCAATAAATTGCGGTATGGACACCTCCGGTCTGGAGGGGTTCGTACGTGCCATAGTCTTGGTGATAACTTCAGTATCGTTAGGAACGACTGGGTCAACGTTATGACCACCATAGAAGGCTTGATTTTCAAACGGATAGTTTTTCAACTGAGCAAAGGTTGAAATATCCGTAGTGTTAATCACGCCAACTCGGTCATAAACGTCGTGGAATATGTCAAGAGGGTGGGGCAAGTCGGGTTCTCCGACTATATCTGCACAATCTGACGCACTCAACGGGTGAGGAAATGAAGCCGTAGACCCATTCACCGTGACATAACCTGTCCCGGATGAATAGACTCGGCGACGAAACCTCGCATGACCAGTCATTACTGCATTACTCTAGAAGGGGCGCGACAATCGCGTGACTCGAGTCAGGGAGGCTCTGCATATGCAGGGTC